AAAATTCTTTGACGTATTCAAACAAAAATTGATTGAAATGCGCAACCGCTTGCTAGCTGCAGCTGCTGCCGCTTTGGCTTTGGCTATAGCGCTTCAAGCCACTGGCCTAGGCGGAGGTGCAAAGGTCGGCCAACTGTTCCAGGTAATTGGCGGGCAAATGGGAATACCAGGCTTAGGAGGCTCCACTTTTAACCCAGTTACCGGAATGGTGGAAAATGGCCTATTTGGTGGCCGCACTACTTTGCGAGGCAACGACATCTATTTAGCTAACAGCCGAAGCGGCTACGATCTAGGACGAATTGGCTAAAACTACTTTTGCATCCGGAACCACGGCGGCCCATACCTTCTACATCAAGGACTTGGACGGCGCCAGTTACACGCCCATTACCTTCCACGTATTCGACTGGTCCGTCCAGTATGTAGCACTTGACGCCTACCAGCCCGGACTAGTGCCTAGCACTTGCCGCCTGGAGGTATTGGTAGGTGCCAGGGACAGCGCCACCGGACCACTTTACGACCTTATGGCCGACAGCACTGGGCGCTATGTAATCGAAATACAAAAGGCAGGACCGCTCGACGTATGGCGTGGCTTCATCCAGCCGGAGCTTTGCAGCGTGGAACTAATCAATGGGCAGCGCGTGCTGCGCTTAGAGGCTGCCGACGGCTTTGCCTACCTTGACGTGCCAACTAGCCGCCTGGCATCCGGTGGCGTGGCTTCAGGACTGGTACCATTCACGGACCAAATAGCTGATATTTTCTCTTACTTCCGTTTCTTCGAGCTGTACCGCAATTTTGTAATATCGGCAGTAATGCGCGGCTTTACTGCAAAAGGAAGCAGCCCCCAACCAACTGGAGGCGAAGGGCTGTACTACTCCGGCTGCATTATGGAAAATTGGCAGTACACGCTCACCAATTCGCAAAAGAACTTTAGAACATGCCGCGAGGTATTGGACGACATTTGTACCAGCTTTGGACTGCAAATGTTCCAGGTGCAAGGCTATGTAGCCTTCCGCGCTATCTACGACGACAACCCTGCGAGCTGGTTTGAATACGATTTCCAAGGTGACCAGGTGAGCTCCGTTATGCTTGGAGGCACTACCACCATTGCGGCGATCGCTGGAGGCTTGGAAATGAACAAGGCAGCGGTCCGGGAGTGGTGGATAGAACACGCAATCCTATCGCCGCAAATTGTGGGGATTGACAACGTACCAGCGCGCCGCGACCACGATTGGGTGGGGCAGGCAATACCAACGGGCAGCAACCACCTCAACTATTGGCTCGACGTGGATTTCACCGTAACAGTGCCCGCCTACTACGGAACGCATAACGTTACCTTCCGCGCAGATTACACCTGGCAGTTTGGTGCCTACTATTGGAACGGTACAGCTTGGACACTCACGCCCTCCTATGTAAGCCACAGCTTTAACGACAGCATCAGCAACCCGGACCCTGGGCCTATTGAGGTGAACGTAGTGCACTCAATTGCCAACAATACAAGCACGGCTACTTTGCCAAACATAGGACCGAACTCGGTCTATTTAACTGTAGAAATCACGCGCACCGCTGGGCCAGCTTTGACTATTGATACCGAATTTGCTGATTACCGACTGGAGTACCACACCGCTAGCAATGATAATTTGCTGTACCTGGTAGACAACAAGAGCAAGCGCATAGGTGAGCGCCGGGACAGCACCACGCTGCTAGGGGACAAGTACGTCAACAACCCCAGCCTTTTTCCAACAGCCAACGAGCTGCGGATATACACAAACACCGGGCGCACTACCAACGTAGGCAATGGGCTTTGGGGCGACGATAAGCACCCGCTGATCTATGCGGTCTATTACGAGCTGGTCTCAAAGCTGGCAGTACCTCGGCAATACTACGAGCTGGAGACCGCTGCCCAAGTTTACGACTACAGCCGCCGCATCAACTTTGGCGGCGTTTACTACCGGATGGTTAACCTGACCATAGAAGAGGATCGCAGCCAAACCACGCTACTACAAATTGCAACGGACGAGCCTCAGCCGTAACGTATTTAATATCTTTGACCTATGCGCCCAAATATCTTTTTAGCAACCATCGGACGCGGCTCCAACGGCTCCAACGCTTTGGAGGCCACAGAGGACCGCGCAGGGCTTGCTTCCGTTAACCAGGACTGCCTGATAAATGCAGTTAATAACGTAAGCCAGTACGGCCCTTCCTGGCATTACTACCCATCTAGCATCCGCGAGGACATTGCATACACTCCAGTGCCAACCAGCGGGTTGGGTGACCTCACCTTTACGAGGGCATCTGACGCTACCTATACAGATAGTACAGGGGTGGTTAGAAGGAGTCCTTATAATTTGGTGACGTTTAGTGAGCAGTTTAATGATGCATCTTGGACTAAAACGGCATTAACAATAAGCACAAGCGCAACGGCTAATCCAGTTAATGGCGCATTGACGGCCCAAGACGCTATACCTACTGCGGTTTCTTCTACACATCGAATTTTGAAACTTGCTGGCGCAATTAATACTGCAAACACTTGGAGTATTTTTGCAAAAGCCAAAGGTTATAATTTTATAACCATAGTTGAAAACGGGAACACTTCGGCAAGTGTATCTTTTAATTTATCTACTGGCGCAGTAAGTACACAAATTAGTGCAGTTGGTCAAATTCAATCTTTGGGCAATGGATGGTATCGCTGCTCAATGGTTCACACTACTACGGCATCACCTCGTTTTGATGTTTACATAAGCCCTACCGATTCTATAACCGCATACACGGGAGACGGGACGAGTGGCGTTACTTTGTTCGGGGCTCAAGCTGTTGAAGGCACTTCCGCCCTTGACTACTTCCCAACCACCAACAGACAAGACGTACCACGAATCGATTTCAGAAACGCAGACGGGACATTGAGTTCTTGTGGTCGGTTGTTGCTCGAACCGCAGCGTACCAACTCAATCCGCAACTCATCTATGGTGGGAGCGGTGGCGGGGAGTCCTGGTACTGCACCTACGAATTGGGTGCTGGTTCCAACGACAGGTCTATCCTCACAAATTTTAGGAATTGGTGTAGAAAACGGACTTCAATACATTGATTTTAGGATAACTGGTACGGCTTCTGCAAGTAACCCATTTCGATTTATATACGAGCAAAGCACTCAAATAGCAGCTTTAAATAGTCAAACTTGGACAATGTCAAATTGGTTCAGATTGACTGGTACATCTGTAACCGTGAATCTTGCCGTAGTTCAAAGAAATAGTTTTGGTGGCTTATTGGTAGAAACATTGAGCCCAATTTCTTATACCAGTTCGCTGCAACGTTATTCTTTTTCGAATACAAATAGCAACGCATTGACTGCTTTTGTAGTGCCCGAAGTAAGGGTTTCAATTACAAGCGGAACAACCTACGACTTCACCATCCGCATAGCAGCCCCACAAATGGAGCTTGGCGCTTATGCTACAACGTGGGTACCTACAACAACGGCAGCGGTTACAAGGATTGGCGATAGTACATTCAAAAGTGGTCTTTCTTCTTTATTTGGTACAGAGGGAACTTGGTTTATTGAAATGAGTCCATCAAGTGTTGGTGTAAGCACTACCGTATTTAAAAAGGTAATAGGTCTTTTCCAAGTAAATGGAAGTATTTCCGATTGTATTTATTTAGAGGAATATAATGGAAATTGGGGAGTTTTTGTAAGAAAGGCAAATACTACTGTTGTTTCAAGAACCTACGGAACTCAACCGAGAAAATTGGCAGTCACATTTGGCGCAACTGGCAGCAGAATTTATATAGATGGAGTACAAGCAACATCTACGGCAAGTAACACCTCAATAAATCCGGTTCAAGTAAGCGTCACGCAAAATACTGGTGGTGCTATTGAAACTGTTTTAAATGTTACTCAAAGCGCATACATACCAACTCCTCTAACACAAACCCAACTTGCACAACTTACCACGTTATGAGCACTTGGAAGAAATACGAATTTACCGCCACCGCCTGGGGCACACTAAAAAAGACCATTCAGGTAACGACTGAAGAAGGCACCAACTGGGACAGTGAAAAGGTAGCCGGAGTAATTGAAATGGGCAAACTGTGCAAAGCGTGGACTACCAACGCCGAAGGTGAAGAGGTCTGCAGCTCGTACAGTACACGGCTTTCGGTTGACATTGTTTGGAACGTGCAACCCTTGGCTGGCTTTGCAGCTTACGAGGTTAACCCGCCAGCGGGCACGGAGGCAATGCAAATCTTAGGACAAGTTTGGGGATCATGAGCGAAGACGGCATCCACGAAACTGCGAGGCTTTGGTTATTTAGCCTTCTTAGCATCCTGGTAAGTAACTTACAGCTGGCACTTGGCCTTACCTTGATGGCTATTAACATAGGCTACACTATTTGGAAATGGCGCCGGGACTACCTCAACGAGAAACGTAATGCAAATAAGTGAGCACTTCACCCTAGCGGAGCTGACGCGATCGCAGACAGCCCAGCGCAAAGGCATAGGCAATATGCCGACGCCTGAACACGTTAAGAACCTAGAGCTGCTATGTAAGGAGGTATTGGAGCCACTGCGCACGCTGTACGGCAAGCCTATCCGCATAAGCAGCGGCTACCGGAGCGCAGCCCTTAACAAGTTGGTAGGCGGCTCGGCTGCTAGCCACCACTGCAGCGGCATGGCTGTGGATATTGATCAGGGGAGCCCAGCGGAAAACATGCGCATCTTTAACCTACTAAAGGCATACGGTACATTCACTCAACTAATCTTTGAGTTTGGTACCTTGGAAGCGGGCCCGGACTGGGTGCACGTTTCATACGAGAAAGACGAGCTACACCGTGAAAAGCTGCGGGCGGTGAAGAACGGTAACAAAACGCAGTACCTCAAGTACAAATGACACAAGACGAAATCATCGTAACGGCTATTGCCTTCGTAGTAGGCCTGGTTTTCAAACGCCCGGGCGTGATTCAAGCAGCCTTTGACCGCTTGTTAAAAAAGAACAAATAAGCCGCCGCTAGGTGCTTGTTTCATAGGGGACTACGGTCCCCTTTTTATTTTTTGTTAAAATTTATTTGCACAAATCAAAACCGCGCCGTAGTATTGCCATGTAATCCTTAAACCTAATTACATGAAAACAACCCTTCAAACTGCCTGTGCCCTAGCCGTCGGCTTCGCCTGGCTTTACTTTTGCTTTTGGCTAGCGTCATGATGAGCGCAGCCTTCTACGCAAAGCTAGGGCAGCTGCACGCGCTCGGCTTTCACAGCACCAGAGCCCAGGCTCAGGCAATTGCTGAAATCACCGGGCAGAGCCCGACACGCATCTACCAGGTACTACTGTTCATCCGGGACCAGGAAGATATTATGAAGCTGATGGACGAAACTATAGACGTACTAAAAAATGCATAGTTTAGAAATCGCAGAGGGCCATCTTTCACGAGTGGAGAATGCCCTCAACGCCATACACGGACGCCTACGCATAAGCCAGCAGCCAGCAGACCGCTATTACATGCTGATTGTTCAAGAGGCCACAGTGCGCGTGCAGAAGGCACGCATGGAGCTGAACAACCTCAACACTATAGAAATAGAGGCACAATGGTAGACCGCGAAAGAGTAGCCACAATGCTGGAGAGCGTGGAGATGGGCGAAGAGGTAGCATCTTGGGTCTACGTCTGCCTAAAGGAAGAAATCGACTTTTTGCAGGACTGCCTGGATGAACTCAAGCCTCAAGTTATGGAAGAGGTGCGCAACTTCCCGGCAACGCATGGAGCGCTCCGCGTGGAGTACATGCCAGGTACTAGACGCTACAGCTTTGATCACCTGGACGACTGGAAGGTACTAAAGGGGCAAATGGCCCACCTGGAAAGCCAGGCAAAAATGGCGTACAGTGCCTACGAAAAGGGTCGCACGCTAGTAAATGACGACACCGGAGAAATAGTGCCGCTGCCGTATGTAACGTACACAAAAGACACAGTAAAAGTAACCGTAAGAAAATGACACCCGACTACACAAAAGGCCACGACGTGGTGATAACCGGACTGGCCCAGTGGGCTAAGATTACAGAGGCATCCGGTCCCTCAGATATGAGCAAAAAGTACCAAGTGGATCTTATCCTTTCTAAGGAGAGCATCGACGACCTAGCCAACCTAGGCGAGCGCGTTTACGCTGCCGTAGTGAAGGTGCAGAAGCGTAAAAAGGACAGCGAAGAGCTGGAGAAGGTGCCGCCATTTGTTACCCTCAAAAGCCAAAACGCGCCCAAGGTCTACACACTGGACAAAAAGGAGTACAAAGGCCTTATCGGAAACGAGAGCCTGATGAAGGTAAAAGGCACGCTAAAAGCCTACGAATACATGGGTAAAAAGGGCCTTTCTTTTTACATTAATGGCGCCATTATTTTAGACCTAAAAGAGTACAAAGGCTCCAGTGCGAACTTGGATGATTTATGGGAGGGAGTAGATGCAAAACAAGCGCCAATAAATGACTTACCATTCTAAGAAAAGTAAGCGCGGAGAAATCCGCGCTCACTTGGATTTACTAGCTGAGCTATATGGCACTAAACGCAAAACAAAAGGGGAACAGATGGGAGCTAACTTGTGCCCATTTTCTGCAACCGATTTTTCCCAAGGTTGTGACTGCCCGGAGCACGGACAGAGCGGCAGACGCTGCCGGTTTGGATCTAGTCAAGACCGGTAACTGGGCCTTCCAGTGCAAGCACGTCGAAAGGGGACTTGACGTATTCAAGACGCTGGAGGGCATGCCAGCCAACACAACCAACGTCGTACTATGGAAGAGAAACCGAAAAGGCGCAGTAGCCGTCTTAGAAATGCAGACGATGCTGTCGCTTATATCGCAGCTGGAAAAGATGCAGACGAGCGCATCCGACGCAAATACCGATGTATTGCCCTAGGATTAATACCCAACGATTTTACAAACGCTTTTTATAACCATTTTGGATTTATAGACAATGACAAAACAACACAAAACGACGCAGCCAAATACTGGCGAACCGAACAGCGCGACCCTAGTCGATTTTGACTACACGGCGCTCGGCATTTTGATGAGCAGCTATAAGGCCAACGGCATACACATAGCCAACGAGGAGAAATACTGGGAACTGTACGAAAAAGAACTTCAAATAGCCTTCAACAGTGGACGCGCTAGCGCTTTATCTGAGCTCACAAAGGGATAAGGGCTACCCTCTGCAAAACCTGGAGCGCTACTACACGGCGCTCCAGGCCGAGCGGGAGCAGGAAAAGCTACGGCTTGCAATAGCCGAGGACCGACTTAAGAGCTGCATGCTTTTTGTTATGCGCACCGGATGGTGGCAAATGTACCTACACGATCTGCAGATACACGATAGTAATTTCTTTCTACATTTCACACCCGAAGAAACGCGGGACAAATTCAATGAAATATGGCCACTTTGGAAGCCCTAGACGGCGTAAAAGACCACTACACGGCAGGTAGCCTACTACTTGCACAATTAAGCGCTAAGAGCGCTTTTTTTAGCGCTGGGCATTTCTATTACTTTGACGGCAAGAGCTACCAAATCCTAACCGAAGATGAGATCCGTTATGCAATCATCCACACCCTCAAAGAGAAAGCCAGTACCACCAACGTGGGATTTATCATCGACCGCCTACGCGTGGAGCTGGCAGCAGAGCCAAACCTCAAGCCAAACCTATTGGCCTTCACGGACGGAGTTTACGATCTGGAGCGGCAGTTATTGGTGAAGGACGTGGCGCAAATCCGGGAGCACCGGATTACCGGACTAATGCCCTTCACCTACAAACCTAAGGCAATGCCTGAGCGCTGGCTTCAGTTTTTAGATCAGGCCTTCGGAAATGACGACGACAAAGAGCAAAAGGTACTGTTCCTTCAAGAGTGGTTTGGATATTGCCTAAGCAGAAGCCTAAACTTCCACAAGGCCCTCGTGCTATATGGTGACGGAGGCAATGGTAAAAGCGTGCTACTTGACACCTTGGCCGCTTTGGTGCCCAAGGTAACGCGGCTGGAGTGGTCCGAGTTTGGGGAGCAGCGAGGCCTTGAGCGCCTAGCCGACAGTTGGGTAAACTGCAGCACGGAAATCAGCTTCCGAGAGACCTCGGCAACCACTGGCATAAAGAAGGCCGTGGCTCAAGAGGTGCTAACAGCAAACCCTAAGTATAAAAAGCCTTTTGATTTTACGCCGCGCGCTAAACTGACCTTTGCCACCAATGGGCTGCCGAACATCGACGACACAAGTAACGGCGTCTTTAGGCGCCTGGTGGTACTGACTCTGAATAATAGCTTTGTTGGTAGAGAGGACTGGGAGCTGCAGGGCAAATTGTACAAGGAACTGCCCGGTATTTTCATTTGGGCAGTAAATGGCCTCCAGCGCCTAAAGGCTCAAAACAGATTCACGGACGTACCTAGTAACGTGGCAGAGCTAAAGGAGTACAGAGCCAGCGTCAACAGTCTGCAATCCTTTTATGAGGACGGGCTCGTAATGAAAGAGAACGAAGAAATGACCTTTAACCAATTCTACAACGCCTACTGCCTATACTGCACGGAAAGCAATAACCGCCCATTTGCACGCAATAAAATGCGGGGCCTCATTAAGACGCTAGGCCTGCCCCTGGTGGTAGATCGTGCCCATGGTAACCAGCGCACAGTGAAAGCGGTTAACCACATTAACTACTTGGTTAACGACTTTTAAGAGTAGTTAACCAATGCGAACACCAGTAAACACTGGCACTACAGCCCCTTTGGTTAACTACTTAACTACTTTTATATAATATTATATATATATACTATAGTACCGTGAAAAGTTTATTACACTTTGATGAAAGTAGTTAACCATTTTCAACCTACAAAATACCTAACATGCAGTACCTCAAGCACAAAGCCAAACCCACAAGGGTTAACTACTTTCAAGAAGGCCTATATAAAAGCAACAAATGGCGCAAGTTTAGAGCTGCGATAATAGCTCGGCGTGGTGGTGAGTGCGCTAGCTGTGGCTCAACACCTGAAGGTAAGGACCTACACCTGGACCACATCCAACCACTGACCCAAGGTGGTGACCGATGGAACACACTCAACATACAAATCCTTTGCCGACAGTGCCACGGATCAAAGACCGCGGCCGAGGTTTGGGGGGTGGGGTCCAAACAATACACGAAGGAGCCCGATTCCGCGTCAGCCTCGTCTTTACTCCATCAAGACGACCTCAAACTCCCCTTCCTATGAACCAGGAGCTCCAAATATGGCTGCGCGTCAAAGCTGACTGCGAAGCAAGCATCGAAAAGCACGGCGCAATCATTGAAGCGCTAACCGACCGGGGCCAACTGGTGATTAGAAGCAACCCGGCTATTGCTTCACTGGCCCAGGCAAAGCGAATGATTGAAAAACTACGCAAGGAAGAAAACAACCAAATGACCCTAGAGCTATGACCTGGACGGAAGAAACCATCGAGCGGTACTGCGTACTAACTGAAGACGCCGCCGCTGGTACACCAGTCAAGCTCATGGAATGGCAGCGCGACCTTATCCGCCGGAGCGAAGGCAAGCGCATGGTGTGGCTAGAGATCCCTCGGAAGAATGGTAAAAGCGCATTTATTGCTATGCTAGCCATAGCCCACCTACTAAAAGGCTGGAAAGACAACAGCAACCCGCAGGTAATTATTGCCGCAGCCACCAGGGAGCAGGCGGGCGTACTGTTCGGCTATGTGCGAAATACTATTTTGATGAACCCGGTGCTGAAGCAGGCGCTGATACCTTACCGAAAGGAAATCCACCTACTAAACAAACCAGGCTTTTTGAAGACCATTACCTCCGACGGCCTAAGTAACCACGGTGCAAACCCGTCCCTAATCCTCTGCGACGAAATCCACGCATGGAATGAACACAAGGGACCGGAGCTGTGGGAGGCGCTGCGCACATCGATGGCCGCACGTCCTAGCCAAATGATAGCCATTACTACCGCGGGCGGCGCTTTCACCTTTGCACACAAGTGGCACGAGTACGCTACCAAGGTACTGAACGGCGACGTGGACGATCCCAGCTTCCTGCCCATTATTTACGGAGCCAAAGACACGGAGGACCCGCACGATCCTGCAGTATGGGCCAAAGCGAATCCTAGCCTCGGCGTGACCGTTACGATGGAATACCTCCAGGAACTGAGCCGCACGGCTAAGTTTGACGAGCCTACCCTTTTATCACTCCGGAAGCTGCACCTAAACCAATGGGCCGGAAGCGCACAACCGTACATTGAACTGGGCAGCTGGAATCGCTGCCTGCAAAAGGAACCCGTCGCACTAGGTACTTGGCGCTGCTACATGGGCGTCGACCTTGCAGCCGTTAACGACTGGACCGCCTACGTCCTACTTTTTTGGGACGGAGGGGAGCGCTTCTACACCAAACAATTCTACCAAATTACCCAGCACTCCATGGACAAGCGCAAAAACCGTTACCCAAACCTGGTGCGTAACTGGATGAAGGGAGGGCACGTCGAGGTAATCGAGGGAGAGGTGAACACCACACCGGACCGAGTGCGCAAGATCTTCGAAATATGCGAAGCCTACCCAGTGGAGGCCATATTCTTTGACCCATGGAACGCAGCGGAAACAATCGACCAGGTACGGCAGCGCTACGGTGCAAAGTTTTGTTTTGAGGTGCGGCAGGGCGTCCTAATGATTAACGAGCCCATGAAATTACTTTACCGACTGGTGCAGCAGAAACGAATAGGGCACGACGGCAACCCGGTAACTGCCTGGCACATCAGTAACACAAACCTGCAGATAGACAAAAACGACAACTGGACCTTTAACAAATCTAAGGCTCCGGACAAGATAGACGGCACCGCTGCGCTCATTACAGCGCTGGCCGGATATGTACACAACGCACAAGCAAATACCTCCGTCTACCAAACGGAAGATATTGTTTTCGTATAATTTGGATGCATAGAATGTAATTCGTAACCTTTGCGCAATGGCCTCCTTTCTTCAACGAGTAACCCGGAGCATTTCGGGCATTATTAATCCGAAGCCTTGGCTTTTCCAGCTGATAGGTGGAGGCCAAACCAACGCCGGGGAAACCGTCAACAGCAACAACGCGCCCACGGTGCCTACCGTCTACGCGTGCGTTTCTTTGATTTCCGATACGATCGCTTCACTGCCCTTCCATCTTTTTGCGGAAACGGAGCAGGGAAAGGTCCGAGTGGAGGGGCAACTGGATCAACTGGTAAGCCGCAAGCCTTCGGAGGCCTATAACAGCTACTACTGGAGGCAGGCGCTTATCAACAGCCTACTACTTCGCGGCAATGCTTATGTGCTGCCAGTCCGGAACCGCGGACGCATCACGGCGCTGGAAATGATAGACACCGATTTGGTGACCATTGATACCACCAGCGGCCGACTGATCTACAGCCTCTACCTTCCCGGTGGCATCACTATGCGCCTAGAGCCTTCGCAAATAATCCACCTAAAGGCGTGGACCATCGACGGCATTAACGGGCTGAGCCCTATTATCTACGCGAAGGAAACCATCGGCACGGCCATGGCTGCCAATAAGCACCTCGGCGGTTTCTACGGAAACGGTGCAATGCCTAAGGGCATCCTGCAACTGGATGGCAGCATACGCGACGTGGAGCGCCTGAAGGACCTTGGCCGCCAATTTGACCAGCGTTACTCCGGAGCCAACAGCGGCAAGACCGCCGTACTTACTGCCGGGGCCGAGTACAAGCCGGTAAGCATTTCAATGCAGGAGGCACAGTACATTGAGAGCATGAACTTCGGCGTAGAGGAAATCTGCCGCATCTTCAAGGTACCACCGCATAAGGTGGGCCACATGCAGGGCGTAAGCCAAAACGCATCGATCGAAGCGCAGAACGCACAATTTGTAAGCGACTGCATTCGCCCGCTTTGCGAGCAGATAGAAATGGAGTTTACCAACAAGCTGGTAACTGGCGCGCTAGAGTTTGAACTCGACCTCAAGAGTTTAATGCGCGGCGACATGATGGCCCAGGTACAGCGGAACGTGAGCTATTGGAACATCGGCGCCATCAGCGCTAACGAAATCCGCAAGAGCGAAGGCCTGGCACCCATCGAGGGAGGCGACGAGTACAACAAACCCGCTCACATGAGCGTAACTGGCGATATACAAAATGGAACCATCAACCGAGAAGAAGGAGATCCGGAGCCTGCCGCTTAACGGCGGAGCTGAGGAAGGGCTCATCTTTGGCTACGCAGCCAACTACGAGGCCTATGATATGGGCGCTTTTAACGAGCGCATAGAGCGCAGCGCTTTTGCCGAGGTGGACAGCTTCGATATTCACGCGCTTTTGAACCATAACTACGACTACGTCCTAGCACGCCGGAACAAAGGCAAGGGCACGCTAGAACTGCGCGCGGACGACCAGGGGCTGTACTTTGAGTTTACGGCACCTGAAACCTCCACCGGAAAGGAAGCCCGCACGCTAGTTGAGCGCGGCGATTTGGACCAGGCTTCCTGGGCTTTTACTGTTGCCGAGGAGCGCTGGGAGAATGTAAAAGGAGAAAAGCCCACCCGCGTAATTACGAAGGTGGACGAAATCTACGATATCAGCCTGACGCCCCGCGGTGCGAACCCATCCACTGCTGTGGCGATGCGAAGCCTGGAGAGCGCCCGCGCGGCCCAGGTTGAAGAAAAAGAAATTAATTTAACCCCCATACAAATGGAAACAAAACCCGAAGGCGCCGAGAATCCAGGCGCTGGAGTGGATGCCTCAGCCTTCGCTGGTGGTTTCTCCGCTTCACAAAAGAAAGACCTCCGCTCCTTTAACATCGTAAAGGCAATCCGCGAAGCACGCAACGGCAAGCTTACCGGAATCGAGGCAGAAATGAACCAGGAAGGAATCGCCGAGCGCAACAAGCTGGGCGTGGAAAGCCGCGGCGAAGGCCAGGCAGCTATCCACATGCCTGAGTTTTTGAACCGCGAATTGCGTACCAATACCGTAACTGGTGGAACTGGTGGCGATTTGGGCGGCGATTTGGTCTACACAAATCCAGGTCGCTACGTGGATTTCTTGTATCCAAACACTCCCATGCTTTCCTTGTGTTCTGTAGCCGAAGGCTTGACCGGAAACGTACAATTCCCAGTTCAGGACTCTGACTACACGCTTAACTGGAACACGGAAACCGGCGCAGCTACTGCCGCTGACTTGACCTTCTCTACGCTGTCGATGTCACCAAAGCGCGCCGTTATTGCAGCCGCTGTATCTAACCAATTGTTAGCACAAGAGTACAGCCAAGGCATCCAGGCGCGCATGATCAACCAACTGAATCAATCCTTCAACAAAGGACTGGAGCAGGCAGTTTTGACCGGAAGCGGAGCCTCTAATCAGCCTACTGGTATCTACACAGCTTTGAACGGTACGGCTCAGGACTTGGCGCTCGGCGCTTTGACTTACGATGATTTGGTAGACATGGAGGCCTTGTTGGCTGCTAACAACGCACTCGGCGGACGCCTGGGCTACGTTACGCATCCTAACGTAGTAGCCAAATTGAAAAAGACCAAGGTAGACGCTGGCTCCGGCCGCTTCCTGGTGGAAGGTATGCTCGACCCAGTACAAACTGCAAACGGCTACAACATCTACAGCACGACCTTGAGCAAGAAGACCACCGGAACTCCTGACACCTACGGTATCTTGTTTGGTAACTTCGAAGACGTGCAAATCGGATTTTGGGGCGGTGCTACTTTGTTGATTGACCCCTACACTGAAATGCTTTCTTCTACGGTCCGTATCTACGTCGAGCGTTTCATGGACATCAAAATTTTGCGTCCTAAATCTTTCGTAATCGCTGACGACGTTACGATCTAATGACAACCGTCGACTTCACCCCTGCAGCTATTAACCTCACAGAGGTGAAAGCTTTTTGCCGCGTGGACGGCTCAGCTGACGACAGTTTGCTGACCTTCCTTTACAACGCCGCGTGCGATGAGGCACTGAGCTACGCGCAGGTAGTAGTCGGCACTGCAACTGTAACGGTGGTAACCAATTGGGAAGCTGAAATAACGCTTCCCTTTTGGCCCATCGGGGCAGTTACTTATGTAAAGGTGGACGGCGTGGCCGACACTGAATACACCCTATTAAACGGACGCCTTACCCCTTCCGAGGAAGGCGATAAGCTGGAGGTAGTTTACGCTGCAGGCTGGAACACCAGCACGCCAAAGGACGTAATCCACGCGATCTACCAACGGATTAAATTTGGCTTTGACTACGGCGACGACTTGCCGCAACCAACGCCGCGCTTTTTTGACCGCGTCCTATTTCGCTACAAAAACACGCTTTGACCCTAGACCGCCGCATAACCCTCTACAGCCCAACTGTGAGCACCAACAACAGCGGGCAGGTACTGCGCTCCTTTTCGAGCGCTGGTACTTGCTATGCCATGCTGGTGATTAACGAAGCAGCGGGCACTGAGGCTTTTGTGAGCGACCAAATGCAGAGCAGCGCTACCGTAATTTGGCGCGTTCGCTACCGTACGGACATCCTGGGCAGCTGGGAGCTGGAATTCAATAGCCAGCGCTACGAGGTAATCAGTGCCCTACCGGAAGGCCGCAAGCGCTACACACTCATCAAGTGTAAACTAAAAGACAATGCCTAAACAAAAGGGAATTGTTGGCCTTGATGAGCTGAGAAAAAAGCTTCAGAATGCACCGGAGAAAATCCGACTGCAGGAGCTGTACGGTGCCCTCCGCCAGGAGGCTACCCCATTGCGCAACGCGGCGCGGGCTGCCGCTTATGAGGACGTTACCAAACCAGGAACGAAAGACCTCTTCAAAAGCATCAAGGTAACCCGCGCACGCGTCCGCGCATGGCGTGACCAGATTGCTGTATGGATTGGCCCGGTACGAGTGCGCAACCGTAAAGGTGACGCTCAGGCTTACCCTTTTATGCAACTATACGGCCGCCGGGCAACTGGCACCAATAAAGGCTACAAGGCAAAGGACTACATGGGCCAGGCATGGGAAGCACTGGGCGCATCTAGCCGCGCTAGGATTGACCGCATGGGCCGCAGCAAGTGGCAGAAACAATTAAGGCAAGCCCTCCAGTGAACTACTTGCAAATCATCCGGGACAAACTGGTAGCCGCTCAGGCGCTGCCAGTTTATGCTATGGCCGCACCTCAGGGCACTAAGGTAGATCACATCGTACTGCAGCTGGACAGCATCGACGTAAGCGAAACCAAAGACGGCTACCGCATGCAAACCGTAAACGCGGAACTGTACATCTACCAGGCTTCGGCGGACAACGCGCAAACCACATTACAAACCATTCGCACCTACTTTTCTGCAAATGGGAACAGTACCTATATTTCGGCCTGGATGACCAACGCTCAGACGTTATTTAACCAGGACGAAGAAACCGTACTTTTAATCGCTGACTTCACCTTCATAATTAAAACTACCTACTAATGGCAACAAACTCAGGCACCGAATTCCGCGTACTATTGAGCACGGACGGCACCACCTTCAAAGGCTTGGCCAACGAGACCGAATGCTCGTTCGACATTACAAGCGAAACCCGCGAAACCACCAGCAAGGACAGCGCAACATGGCGTACCTACGTTTCTAGCGCACGCACCTGGACCGCTTCAGGTACTGCCCTTTTTGGTGACGACGACGCTACCAAATGGAATCCGGACGAACTGTACGAATTGGTAGGTACTTTGGTCACGGTGAAATTGACACCTTGTGCGGCTGGATCAGTTACTCCAGCAACTGGAGAAAGCTGCCTGAGCGGTCAAGCGGTATTTACTTCTTTCTCTAGCTCACAGCCTGACAAAGACAACGGTACTTTTACATTTCAATTACAGGGCGCTACAGCCTTGGCTAAAACAACCAACGCGTAATGGAAAAGGGGCAGAAATTCTCGCTGGGGGCAGCGCTATTATTCGAAGATTTAACTGGCAAGCGAATGGCCGATATTAGCGATGGTTTAGGTTTAAGGGAAACCATAGCGCTACTATACTGTCAGCGCTTTTGGAATATCAAAGAGCGGCCATCGCTTGACCAGTTTACCGAGGAAATTAGCGCCTCCAACATCGAGGCCCTCCCGGCGTTACTTAACGCCCCTTTTTTCCCGACGGAGGTCCAGTAAAATTACTGGGCCTCCTCATCGGGCGAATAGGAGTGAGTAAAGCCGAAGCCGTCACTTTTACTGGTGACGAAATAACGGCGATACTGGAGGCTTTTAATGAAGGGGAAAAGGACGCCTGGCGCCGCACCAGGTGGCTAGCTACGCAGGTAGCTAACTTCAGCGGCAACGCGAAGAAGGGAGGCATCAAGCCAACTGACTTCTTTAAGTTTGACGACGAAAAGAAAAAGAGCTCCGGCATTGAGGAACTATTCAAAATAGCAGTAAAAAATGGCTGATCAAATTATTTCGCGCTTACTGCTAGGACTGGACACCCGAGAATTTCGGAACGGAATACGTCAAGCCGATAAGGAGCTAAAGGACTGGAGCAAGGGCGTCGGCAAGATTGGCGAAATGCTTGGCGCCGCTTTTGCTGTAGGTATAATTGCCGACTTTACGATGGAGGCCGTCAAGCTTGGCGACCAACTGAATGCAGCCGCTAGAGGCTTTGAGCGCTTCGGTAACGCTGCCGACCTGGACCGCTTGAGGAAATCCACTCAAGGCATGGTATCGGACGTTAAGCTATTGCAGCAAGCCGTACAAGCTGGAAACTTTGGCATTCCAGTAAAAGAGCTGGGCACCCTTTTTGAGTTTGCTCAGAAACGCGCAAAGGAAACCGGGCAGGAGGTAGATTACCTGACTAATTCAATCGTTACTGGTATTGGCCGTAAGAGCCCGCTGATCCTGGACAACTTAGGTATTAGCGCTTCAATGCTTCGCGACAAGCTGCACGGCGTAACCGTGGAAAGCGCGACTATTGGCGCCGTAACCAAAGCGGTAGGAGAAATCGCATCCGAACAGCTCAAGCTGATGGGCGACACTGTGCAGGATGCAACCACTAGCAGCCAACAACTGGTAACTACTTGGGAAAATTTCAAAGCCAGCTCAGGGCAAACTTTTAGCCCAATTATTAATAAAGTTTTGCAGCTTGGCTCGGCAATTTTAACCCTGACCTCCGACATGTTAGGGCTAAAAGGTGCCACTAACCAGGTGGGCGAAGATAAGTTTTGGGGCTTTGGTACATTTCTAGAACTTCCAGTATATAGATTAAGCGAGGCTACAAAAAAAGCAACGAGCGAGCTGCTAAATATGGGTGCCACAATGCGCGGCATTTGGAACACCTTTAACACTGTAGGCTACACCACTTTAGCGGGCATGAAAAGCCGCCTAGCAGAACTGCAAGCGGAGTTTGAAAATGCCGACGTTTCAGGCGTGAGAATTAAAAAACTCCGCATTGAAATTGAAAAGCTAAAGGCCGAAATTGATAAGGTAACTGGAGCCAGTAAAGGAAGCCCCATTTTTGCGCCGGATACTTCAGGAATTAAAACAGCCACGGATTCGTACTTTGAAAGCTTAGGCGCTGATTTGTTCAAAGGTACCGGAATGTGGTTTGACTTTGAGCAAGCGCAAATTGACGCCCTAGACCCTTCTATCTTAGAGGACGCCATGACGCTGCACGGCGATTTTGTCGATGACGTCATCCCTGGTATTGTAACCGTATCGAAGCGCTACAAAGATTTGGGCAGCGCTATTAACCAGGTAAGCGGTGCAATGAGCGACCTGGTGAATATCGGCTTTGCAGCATTCAAAGAAGCGGCAGAAACGGATCAAAAATTCTTTGACGTATTCAAACAAAAATTGATTGAAATGCGCAACCGCTTGCTAGCTGCAGCTGCTGCCGCTTTGGCTTTGGCTATAGCGCTTCAAGCCACTGGCCTAGGCGGAGGTGCAAAGGTC